CGGAGGCTACCAACTAATGCAGCAGACACACCAACCATCTGACCCCACTTATTACCTATAGTAAATGATGACACACTTCCCTGTTTATAAAATACCTGAGCCTTTTCTATAAAAATATAATCTGGACAATCTTTCCTTATATAGTTTGAAATAAGATTTAAATCATATTCTCCATCTTTAATTATTGGCATATCATAAATATCATAAGACAGAAGTCTATTTGGACATTCTGTATCTTTGCCTGTGGCTATCAAAGCAATTGCTCCTGCAATTCCATTATCTACACCAATAATTTTCATATCTTACTCCTTGCTTAATCGCCTTAAATTCCCACCCTTAGCTTTCTACGGCTTACTGCTTTATCGCCCAGTACCTGGGCTCTGAGCAATGGCATCAGAGCTGTCTTTGGTCATTTCGGAAAGTCTTTTAGACACACTTCTGTTAATGCTCAGCAACTTTGTATAAGTATAAATCATATCATGAAGTTTTGCAGCATACACTCTAAAATCATATTCATCAAATAAATTATGTAACATATCTCTATTTATCGTAGCTAATTCTGTCAATCTATCACAAACATATACAATTGCTGCATCATCTACATAAGTTGACAGATCAATCAATTTAATATTTCTTTTTAATATTTCTATACCATTTAACAATTTTAACTCAAGCTTATCTTTCGTATTTATATTTTTAATTTCCAGCAAAGACCTTTTAGTTTTGTTTATAAGTTTTGTAGCTCCAACATGACCAATACCTCTTATGCCTTCTATTCCATCACTTGCATCACCTGTCAAAGATTTATATTCTATATATCTATCACCATCAACTCCTATTTCCTTTTTAAAATTATCATATTTTATCATTTTATCTTTTATTGGATCATACCAATCTGTAGTAGAATCAACAAGCTGCAACATATCTGTATCTGAAGTCACCACCACAATTTTATATCCCATAGCTTTTAATATCATCCACGACACATAAATCATTTCATCGCCTTCAAATCCATTTAATTGAATCTGAGGAACTGCAAGACATTCTATAAATTTTTTTGTCACTTCTCTTTGAGTATGCATATCCTCTCTAATCAATTTTTGTTCATCTGTAACTGGTGCTCTTCCTGCTTTATATTCTGAATACAATTTCTTCCTTGCTGCTGATATACCTTTGTCCCAGCACATAATTATTCCATGTTCAGGAAATTTATTAATGTATGATGTCAATATAGATAATACTCCATAAATTCCACCAGTGTTCCTGCCTTTACTATCTTGCAGATTTAACTTATAATAAGCTCTACAAAAAAGATGATTTGAATCAAAAATTGAAATACATTTAGAATCTTCCATTTTTAATCTAGAAGTTCTGGGTGTGCTAAAATAATTTTATCAAAATCTGCATATCTAAATTTGTGTGCCACAAGTATCTCTTTGGTTTTTGGATCTACACTTTCATCTGATGCTAACCAATACCAACCTGATGCTTTCTCTGATCCCAATGCTCTATCCTTAAGCAATCCTTTGTCAACTAAATAATCAACCATTCCAGAATATTTTGGAATACCTTTGTCAAAATAAACTTCAAACTTTGATGTTTTAAAAGGAGGAGCAATCTTATTTTTTATAGCATTTAAACTAAACCATTCTCCTATAGCATTGTTGCCATCATATATCACTGCACCCTTTTTCATTCTTAAACGCACAGCTGAATAAAATGGTATTGCATTTCCTCCTGGAGTAAACTCTGGATTCCCATACACAATTCCAACCTTTTCTCGCAATTGATTTATAAAAACTACAGACACTTTCATTTTAGAAATTGTCATTGTCATCCTTCTCAAACGTTCACCAATAAGTCTTGCTCTCTCAGCCATACCTGCTTTCTCTCCTTCAAATTCTGATTTTGTTGGAGTTGAAGCAATGCTGTCCCAAACAATTGTTATATTGTTAGAAAATTTATCTCCTCTTATCTCTTCCACAATTTTGTCTATCATATCAAATACTTCTTCCATAGTATTTGGCTGACAATAAATTAAATCATTAATATTAATTCCAACTGCATTTGCAACAGGGACTTGAAATGCAGCTTCTGAATCTATAAAAATACCAATGCCTCCAGACTTCTGTGTGCTGGCTATTATACACTTGGCTAACAAAGTCTTTCCTGTACTTTCCCATCCTGATATCTCTGTCAACATTCCTACAGGAATACCACCACCCTTGCCATAAATTGCTCTGTCAATAGATTCAACTCCTGTAGATATACAATTTACTCCTGCAGCCTTTGAAGATCTTCCCAATATCAATGCAGATCCTGATCCAAATGTGGTTGTTATATTTTTAACAACCTTCTCGATTATTGCATTTTTATCATCAACATCTTTTTTTGCCATGCTTCTCCTTTCACAGATACGACACCTGACTACGATGGTTTAGGACCGCTTCTTTATCCATCAACCCTAAGTATGAAGTTATCTCTAGTCCAATAGGTGTCAGGTGTCGATCATACAGAATTACTTATTGCCACGTAATTTTTTAAGCTTAGCGATTATTGCTTCTGAATTTTCTGCATGTGATGACTTAGTCGGGACTGGATCTTCTTTTTTTTCTTCTTTTACTGGAGTGCGTTTTGGCTCTGACTCTGATGAAGCTTTTGAAGAAAACTCATCTTCATCTTTCTTAACAGAAGATGTAGCAACTTCAGATGATGGTGTTTTTACTTTGTCATTAGACGATTTAGACTCTACAATATCTTTCCCCTCAAGAGCTGCAGCAAGTGCATCGTAACTCTCAATCTTAGCAATTGAGTCAAGATCATAAAGTTGATCAAGCCATGCTGAATTTGATATTGCAGAAGGCTCTTTGCGTGCTTTGACCTTATACCTTGTATCTATATTCTTCCCTGTTTTTTCAATCTTAATGTCATATCCAATCTTAGGATCAACCAATTGCGGACCCCAATCTGGATCTATCATGTAAGACAATATTTCTTTGAACACCATTATTCCTGATCCATACACTTTAACACCTGCAGACTCATCATTCCTGTCGATAACATTGTAAAAGAATCTTGCCTTTGGCCACAATGAACTAGCAAGCTCTTGGTCATCTGGATCTGAAGATCTCTTTAACTTTTCTACAAACTCGCATATTGGACACGGTTTGCCTTCCATCTTAGCAGGACAAGCAAAAGATCTCTCACCAACATTATAATGATAATATGTTTCTTTATAAAATGATGCCCCATTTTTCCATGGAGGCAAAATTCTTATAACATTATTAACATCTACTGTAGGATTATACCAGTTGATGTCACTCACCTTGTTGTTTAAAGATTTACTAACTGACTCATACTTTTTCTTCAATGCATCAAGATTCAAACCATCATTTGCCATTGATCACTCCTTTCTCTCTTGCCTTAAAAAATAATTCTTTCTCCCTTTCTTGCCGCATATTTGCACATAATGTTACAAGCATATCCTTACGATGATCAAATGCATTAACCACGCCAGATAAAATATTTACATCTCTATTCGCTGCAATCAAATCGGTCTTTGTTTTGATCCATAATTCATCAGAGTGCGATGCTGCAGCAATAGAACCTTCTGTCATTTTATCAATTCCATAGCTTGTCGGATTTGATCGTACAGCTTTATCTAATTCTGCTTCAACAAATTCAAGATCATTTTTTATGCCATCTCTTTTTTCTATAGCCAATGCATACAAAACTGAAAACCATGCTATCTTCGATGGTTGCTTCATCAACTCCTCATTGATATCATTTTTGTCAATCTTCAATTCTGCGTCTGTGTTAACAGCATAATCTTTATTCAACTTAATCACTATGTCCATCAAGCTTGTGTCCAGCATTTCATCTTCCTCCTCCTTTAATTAAACGTCAAACCAATATCTTTTTTACTACGATAACTTATTAACCAAATCTGCAAACACCTTTATTCCATGGACAAGATCTGGCTTATACTCTGGCTTATAAAAACACATAGATGGATTGATAACATAAACAACATATGCATTATACTTATAACTCCATTCTATTGATGCATTCTTTTCTACAATTCCAGTTTCTACTCCACTAAAAAAGAAATGAGCATCTGCTCCCAATGACAAAATAACTGACGGTCTTACAACCTTTATTTCTCCATCTAAATATATAGAAGAACAATATGATATTTGATTCTTGGTTGGAATAACTTTATTTTGATACGAGCAACACTTTACTAAACTTGACACATACACATCATCTTTAGACAGTCCAAATTCTTCAAGATTTAAAAATAACTCATCATCGATATCTCCAACAATCAAAACATTTTTCAATCCTATCTTTGCATACGAAATAGATCTACACTGCTCGTGTAGTTTACACATATCACAGCCTTTAACAAGATTAATCATATCATTAAAATAATTTTGATCAGTTGATGTTTTAACCATTCTTATTCTTAATCCATCATCAATAATTCCATTTTTGATATCGTCAAGAAGCCATATATCTTCAGCTGACATGTTCATGGCTCCTCTTCTAGAAAATCCTTTTACCAAAATATATTTATCTTGTAAATTTTCTACCAGTCGTTTCTTTTTCTCATACACCTCTTTAGATGCAACAAGCATCATATATCCACTTTCATCTTCAATGTTGCCATACACAAGTCCTAAATTG